GCTATTGAGCATACACGGTTATGGACTATGTCATCATACCACATAGCGAGTCATCATACCTCTTTGAAAAAGTACGATTAAGTATGAATTAATAGAACTTTTATGGCACTTTACTGACATAATTACTGACATAACTATACCATATATAGGTATGTCAGCGTTGGTATCACTACATTGTAGAATATATTGGCATAAAACATTAACTTTTATGCCATTATGTCAGAAATAATTCGATAAAATGGCACTCTATGAGAGGGGGTACATTCTATTTTGAACTTAAAAATTTTGTGTGTGGTAACCTCTAAAAAAGTTTTTTTCAAAAAATTCAAGTGTGTAAAAGTTGTTAATTATATGTGTATCAAAACTGTAAACTGTAAAGTTTAATTTTGAATTATATTTTAAAAAGGAGGCGATAAAAATGTTATATTTCGACGATATGGAATTTGACGAAAATGGATTTTCAATATATTTAATAGAAAAGTATATGAATAAATATTTCGAAAAAAACGATATAAAAAGATTAATGGATGTGTATAATCCGAAGCAAATTTCGAGACTTTTGGGAGAAAAAGATTTGGCTTTTTTCTGCTCATATTATCTTAGAGATTATTTTGTAGCATCATCTGAGAATTATAATTATAATATCGCTCAAATTCACGTTGATATTTGGCAAGAACTAACGAATATGTTTGAAGATGATTTGTGGGATAAGGAGCAGTTTATTCTTCCTAGAGGTTCAGCTAAATCAACAGTGATAAATAAAGCACTCTCTACATGGAGAATATGCTACAAAAAAAGCAGGTATATCATCGTAATAGCCAATAAGGAGTTGGATGCTATATCTTTTGTCGAAGACACCAGAATGATGTTGATGAATAGATTGATAGTTGAAGAATTTGGGAAATTAATCAATACAAAAGAAAGAACTAACAATAGATTAGAATTAGAATTAGATAACGACTGTAAAATTCAAGCTTTCTCATGGGGTTCGTCAGTTAGAGGTACGACTTACAGCTGTGTAGATGGAATTTTCAGACCTCAACTTATTATTCTAGATGATATTCTATCTGAAAATGATATTCTATCTGAAAATGCTAAAGAGAAAGTTGTAAATAAATTCTACAAAGAAATTTTAGAAGTCGGTGAAAAGTCCTTGTATAGAAAAGGAAAGAAGGTAAAATCAGCCTCTAAATTTCTAATATTAGGTACACCATTATGTTCTGATGATTTTATAAATACAATTGAAAATGACCCTAGTTTCAGAACTTTCCATAAAGGAGTATGTGATTTTGATGTTGATAAATATTTTAAAGAGAATACATATTGGCAAAAATTTAAAGAAATATTATTCAATCATGAGTTAAAAGATAGTCAATCTGAGGCTATAAAATATTATAATGATAATTTCAAAGAAATGCAGTTTGAAACAATCTGGGAGAAATATAACTGTTTAGATCTAGCGACAATATATCTGACAAAAAGATTGACTTTCATGCAAGAATTACAATGTGACTGTGTTTCTGTAGGCGAAACATGGGTTGAGAATATGGCTATTTTACCACAAATTGAAATTGAAAATAAGAAATTTGAAAAAACAATCTTGTCTATTGACCCTTCGAGTTCTACTAAAAGAAAATCTGATTTTACGGCAATGACTGTATTATCTAAATCTAACAATATGTATTTTGTAAGAAGTGGTTTTCTATCTCGATTTGATGCAAAAACAGAATTTGATAAATATATTGATACTGTAATCGAAACATTGAAATATTACAAAGATATTACTCATGTAATATTAGAAAAAAACGTTTATAAAGGTATTGATGAATCTCAAATTAAATCTAGAATATCTCAAGATGAAGAATTAAACAGGAGACATATACAAGTAATAAGTATCTATAATAATTCAAATAAAGACCAGAGAATTAGTACAATCATAGATAAAATTAATTCTGGTCAATGCATATTCAATCAAACTGATAAGGAATATAACAAACAAATCAAAGAGTTCAGAGGGCAACATTTCTCTGAACATGATGATGCAATCGACAGCTTAGAAATGGCATTGAACAATATAGATAAAATTAAAGTTACAAAGGAAATTAAAATATTACCTTTTGATACATTATTTTAGGAGGTGAATATATATTGGATATAAATTTCATTCAATTATTAAGAGATTGCTATGAGGATTACAACAGAAATAAAACAGAATATTTCAAAGCATATGATTATTATATTGGAAATTGTGATTCAATCAAAAATTATAAAATGATTACAGAGCGTTCTAATAATAAATGCTGTGTAAATTATATTAAGAAGTTCGTAAAAGAAGAAGTTTCTTACTCATTAGGAAATACTATTAATTATATTTCTAAAAGTGATAATAAAAATATAATCAATTCTATAGATTATCATATAACGAGTTCATGGAAAGCTAACCATGATATACAATTGGCAGACAAAATGATTTTATTTGGTGAAGCGTACGAAATATATTATCTTAATTCAGATGGAGAATTCAAAAGTAAAATTGTAGACCCTAGATTTGGATATGTATATGAAGATGAGTTTGGTAATTGTATATTATTTATGCATATGTTTAAAAAGCAATTTGATAAAACTAATAGAACTTATGTAGATGTCTATTTGAAAGATAGAATATTACATTATGATTCTACATTCAGTAAAGAAATTTCACCAGAAACACCACATTTATTCAGTGAGGTACCTGTTGGAATTGCTAGAATATCAAATAGTGGAATATACGATACCTTATACAAAGACATACAAGGTCTACAAGACGCTTATATAACTAACCTGAGCGATATTTCTAATGAAATCAGTGACTTTAGAAATGCATATTTAACCATAACAGGTGTAGAATTAACAGAAGAACAAGCTAAATTAATGAAGAAAAACGGCATATTACAAATCCCTAATGAAGATGGAAAGGTTAATTGGTTAGTTAAATCAATCAATGATAGTTTTATTCAAAATACTCTATCCACATTAGAGGATAAGATGTATGAGCTAACTTCTCACATAAATCATAATGTAAATCTGGCATCGAATGTCAGTGGTGTAGCATTAAGGTCAAGACTGATAGCATTAGAGCAAAGATGTTCAATCAATCAGAAAGCATTTGAAAATCTATTGAGAAAAAGATTAAAATTATTATTTAAATTCTTAGCTATTAGATATGGAACTCAATTTGATTATAAGGATGTGAAAATTAAATTCACTCCAAATATTCCAGTTGACGACCAAGCTAATGCACAAATAATATCTCAATTAGGCGATAAATTATCTCTTGAAACAGCATTATCTTTATTATCATTTGTAGAAAATCCACAAAATGAAATAGATAAAATTAGAAAAGATAATGAGGAATTAATAAACGGTAGTTTCCTATTAGGTGATGATTTACATGAGTAAGCAAGATAATTACAACAATCTAAATATAGAAGCTACAGATAAAGTCTTTAAGGATTGTCTTGAAAGATTTAGCGTTGTATATAGGAATATAAATCTTAATAGAAAAGAATTGTTACAAGCTATTAGTAATATATTGTTAGATTACATAATAGAAAATGATAATCTAAAATTAACTGATAAACAAATTCAATTATTGAAAAAACAATTATTTGAGTTGATAGAAGGATTCAGCAATTCAGAATATGAAGAACAGGAAAAAGCAGTTAAAGAGAATCTTGAAACAACTATTATAGAACAACATAATTTAAAATATTACATTTTGAGTATTGGGATTAAAAATGTTAAACCTAAGAAGCTCAAAAAAGAAAAAGTAAATAAAATTATAAATGAAAAGTTTGAAAATAAAAATTGGAAACAAAGATTAAAAGCAAATATTTCAGATATTGAAATACAATTAAAAAAAGATATTAAAGAGTTCCTCGTAGGAAATATTTCTGTAAACGATATCAAAAAGAAAATAAATAATAAATATTCAATAAAAGCAAATGAATTAGATAGATTAGTTCAAACAGAAATTGCTAGAGTTCAAACTAGAGCTAATGAAGAATTCTTTAGAGAAGAAGGTATAGAAAAACTATTATATTTGGCTACATTAGATTCAAAAACTTGTCGTCATTGTCAAAAATATGATGGGAAGAAATTTGATATTAACGACCCAAATAGACCAGAGCTACCTCTACACCCCCATTGCAGGTGCTGTTATACAGAAATTATAGATGATTGGCAACCTATTAAACGTAGAGATAATGAAATTGTAGATAAACATATTGATTTCACTGACTATGAGCATTGGAAAGAAAATAAATAAAGCTCGTCTTTAAAAACGTGCTTATAAAATCGATTCTAAGAGCTTTAAAAATGTTCATTGACTATTTATACCTTTAATTCTTAAAATCCAAAATTAAAAATTAGTGTTTATAGGTACTATTTAGTAGTTATAAGGACAAGGAGTGATAAAAAATGAAAAAAAGTGAATTATTAGATTTATTAAAAGATATAGATGATGACGCAGATATAGATGAAGTTATATCTGAAAGTTATTTAAATTTAGATAACTTTAAAAACAAAATTGAAAATGATAAAGAGTTCAAATCCTTCATGGATAGTGAAAAGGATAAACATACCACTAAAGCTATAGCTACAGCATTAGATAATTTCAAGAAAAAAGATATGCAGAAATTAATTGATGCCGAAATATTAAAGAGAACTGGCGAAAATGAAACGCCAGAACAAAAAGAAATTAGAGAATTAAAAGAACAGTTTGCAAACTTACAAAGAGAAAAAGAATTAACTGAAATGAAAAATAGATACAAAGATGTTTTGACTGAAAAACATATACCTACTAATTTAATCGATTTTTTACTTGGTGATGATGACGATCTAACCAGTGCAAATATAGAAATATTTGAAAATGCAATGAAGGAATATATTGATACAAAAGTTGAAGATAGAATCAAAGATAGTTCATATACTCCCCCTAAAAATGACAATAAAAATGTTGGTGGTATATCCTATGAAGATGTTATTAATAATCCAGACTTATACAGCAAATGGAAAAGCCAACAACAAGGTTAATTTGTCTTTTAGGCTCAGACATAAAAGAAAGCTAAATAAATTATATTATAAAGGAATAGGTGATAGAAAATGGCAGTAGATACATTTAAAAAAGAATTATGGATGTCAGCAATATTAGAAGAATACAGAGGAATGTCAATTGCTGATTTAATAACTAAAAAACCAGATGATGTTAACGGTTCAAAAGCAATATTTAATACAGTAGCTTTAACTAATGGATTACAAGACTATATAGGAACAGTTACTTTTGAAGTACCTAATACAACAGCTACAACTTTAGTTTTTGACAAACAAAAATATTTTGCATATCAAGTTGGAGATGTAGAAAAAGTACAATGTGCAGGTGACTTATTAGTACCACTAGCTAATAAAATGGCTTATCAAGTTAAAAAAGATATAGATGCAGCAGTTTTAGCAGAAGCTGAAACAGGTGCAAAAGCTAAAATAGGTACAAAAACTGCTAAGAAAGCTATAACTACAGAAAATGAAGCTTATGACTACATAGTTGATTTAGGAACTCTTCTAGATAAAGAAGATGTGCCAGACATGGGTAGATTTGTTATCGCTAGTCCAGATTTTGTAAACATGTTAGCTAAAGATAAAAGAGTTATAGACAATGCAGAAGTATTACCAAATGGTATGGTTCAAGGTATGCAAGTGAACGGTATGCAAGTAATAAAATCTAATAATGCCCCTGCTGGCGTTGCTATAGCATTACATAATGAGGCAGTAGGTTACGGAGAACAAATAGATACTGTTGAAGCTATGAGATTAGAAACAGCATTTGCAGACGGTGTTAGAGGATTAGTATCTTATGGGGTTAAAACTTTAAGACCAGAAGGTATAGCAGTATTATATTATCAATTAGGCGCATAGGAGATTATAGAGTAGGACATTAAAAGCCTACTCAAAAGAAAGTAGGTGTTACAATGTTCGATAGAATCGATATAAAAGATTATCTAGTTGAAAATATAGGAATAGAGTATGATTTTGCATACCTATTAATTGGACAATCTATAACCATGATTAAAAAATATCTTAATTACGATGATATTTCAGATGATGAAATAATAAATAACTATCCTATGGCAATAATATTAACTTCTATAGACTTAAATAACTGTGCTAATTACAAGGCAGAAAATGGTGAAATCCAATCTATGACACAAGGAAGTAGAAGTATAACCTTCAATACTTCAATGCAATCATATAAATTAAGTCCTCAAGTAAAAGGAATGTTACCATTACCAAAAATGAGGTTGTTATAATGTTTTACAAATTTATAGTTGGAGTCTATAAGGAAACTCAAGAAATAAACGATATAGGACAATGCTTATCTTCTTATACTTATAATTATGATATAAAATGTGATGTTCAACCTTCGAGCGAACAATTATTATATAAAACGTTTGGAAAAGATGTAGAGAGCAATCTCATTATATATTGTGATGAGGATATAGAAGTAGGCACTATTGTAAAATTTAATAATAATTTTTATATGATCAATAATAAAATAGATTGGATTGATTACAGAATATACTCTATTGTAGATTGTGAGGTCGATATAGATGAGCATTAATTTTGATGATAACACAGATATAATAGATAGAAGAATTAAAGAAGCTGTTAAACAATCATTAAAAGAAATAGGTATTAAAGCGACTGCTGAAATTAAATCTAATTGTCCAGTAGATACGGGAACATTAAGAAGAAGTTACACCTATAAATGTAATGATTTTGATGTTACTATAGGAACTACAATAGATTATTCTGTTTATGTCGAATTCAAGCCAAGTAATAGAGGTGGTAGACCTCACTTTAGGAGAAGTCTTGAAAGTCTTGAACAAGAGTTTATTAATATATTGAAAAGAAATTTGGGGGCGATATAAATGTTAGAGTTTGAAATAGATTTAAATATGTATCTAAATGATATTTATAAAGATATGAATCTAAAAGACAAAGTATATAACATTGAATTACCTCTTAAATATGATTTCAAAAATAATAAAGTAGGCATTTATTTCACCGTTAATTCAACAGATGACGGTGAATATAAAGATGTTTTTTCTATAGATGTTAATTTCTATTGTTTGGAAAAAGATAAAACGGAAACTTTGAAGATAGTAGATTCATTTGATGAAAAATTGAATAAAAAAGATATTAAAAATTATTGGATTACCCATAAAAGTGTATATTTGATTCAACTAAAAGAAGAAGAATTATATCATTATGTATTAAGTTACAATATCAATAAATATTAGGTGGTGATAACGTTGAAAAGATTTGTACTAGATGCGTGTACTATATATCTTGGTACAGTTACAGACCCAACTAATTTAGAAGGCCTAACTGAATTAGGTTTAACTAATGGCGGGGTTAATGTTAACATAGTACCAGATGTTAGAGAAATTGAATTTGACGGAAAAAGAGGACGTAAAATTAAAGATATGTCCAGAGTTTTAGGATATGAAGTTTCCGTAGAAACAAAAGGTTTAGAAATTAATGAAGAAATACTTGCTTTATCTTTAATTAAAAAAGATACAAGTGAAACTGTGGCTGGATATACTAAATTTATTCCTAATAATACGATAGAATATAAAGATTTAGTTGTTGTAGGTCAAATGCACGGTTCTAAACCTATGGTTGTTGTATTGAAAAACTGCTTAAATGAAGAAGGTTTTGCATTAGAGACATCAGATAGTTCAGAGGGAACATTTACATTAAAAGCATTTGCTAATTATGATTATGACCCAGTAGCAGACGTTAATGGGACTAATAATGCACCAGTTGTAATATACGTGCCAGAAGAAAAACAAATATAATGAAGGATATGGGTAGATGAGAATCTACTCATATTTTTTTAGATTTTTTAAATATTATTGAGGAGTGATAATAAATGATAACAACAAGACAAGCATTACAAATAATAAAATTATTAAATGATATGAAAATTAAGGAAAATGTAGTAAGAACAATTAGAAAAGTTTCTGAAATAGAAAAGAAAAGAAAAATAACTTTACAAAAATTATTTAAACTAAAAAAACCAGAAGATGAAATTAATGATGAAACAGTTACAAGATTATTAGAAGAAAATATTGACATTGCAAAAGAAATTGCTGAATTAGATTCAGATAGCGAAGAAATAACAATGAATTTAGTATTAGATTTTATATTTGCATTAGGTGATTGTGAAGAAATGTTCTATAAAACTATGGCAGATATAACTGATAGAAAAGTAAACGACATTAAAAAAGAAGATGTCACTATTGTAGTAAAGGAGCTAATTGACATATTTAAATCTCAAGAATTTATGGGTTTTTTCAAGTCATTAATGAAGTAGAAAATTTAAAGGGTATATTAATCGAGTATAATTGTTACTTTCAAATATTAGATATGGAGTTAGATGACTCTTTAGATCTAATTAAAGAAGTATTAAATAATAGAACTGAAAATAGAGCATATAACTATTATCTAAATACATTGATATTCAGTTTATTTTCAAAAGAAAAGCCTCAAACTTATTCAGAATTTAAAAATAAATTATTACACCCTGCTAATATTAAAAAATCTAATAATCAAAATAAATTAAGCGAAGAAGAAAAGAAAAATATAAAAGATAAAAACAAAGAAATATTAGAAAGATTTAAAAAGGGAGAATTTAAACAACAAGATGTAAAGGTAGGTGAGTAATGAATGTCAGATGTATTTAGATTGTCTGCTAATATATCTATTGATGTAGATAACGTTACTAGACAATTACAAGAAGTACAAAGAGAAGGTAGAAATACAGGAGAATCATTAGATAGAATTGATGGTCAAAGCATTGATGTAGATATATCTAGTGCAGTTTCTGATTTGCAAAGATTGGATAGTGATGCTAGTCAAACTGATGATTCCATTAGACAAATTGGTGATTCTGGTATAAATGTTGATATTGGTTCAGCTACCTCTGATTTACAAAGGGTTCAAAACGAGGCAGACCAAACTGATGATTCTATTAGACAAGTTGGTAGTTCTGGGGTAAATGTTGATGTATCTGGAGCTATTTCTGATTTGCAAAGATTGGATAGTGAGGCTGACCAAGTAGGTGATGCTTTAAAAAATGCATTTGCTTTTGAAGGTGTAGAAGGTATCACAAACGGTTTTAAAGGCATGGTCGATACAATAATGAGTTTAAGTGACGAAACTATGGAATACTCTAATAATCATGCAAAATTAAAAGCCTCTTTAGAGGCAACAGGACATAGTACAAATTGGTTACAAGGTCAATATGAACACTTGTACGGTTATATTGGTGACGACATGGCTGTGGCAAATACAATTATGAATATGGAAAAATTAAATCTAAGTCAATCTCAAACAAGTGAATTAACTGAAAGTATGATAGCTGTGTGGACTGCATACGGAGATTCCATTCCAATAGAAGGGTTAGCCGAATCTATAGATGAAACTGCTCAAGTAGGAACAGTAACAGGTTCTCTAGCTGATGCGTTAAACTGGGCTGGTATTTCAGAAGATGATTTTAATAAAAAATTAGAAAAATGTAAGACAACTCAAGAAAGGGCAAAACTAATTCAAGAAACGTTGAATAAGGTGTATGGTGAAACTAAAAAATCATATGATGAAAATACAAAAGGTGCTAGAGAATATCAAGAATCTCAAGCAAAATTAATGGATTCACAGTCAAAATTAGGAGAATCTATGTTGCCGTTACATACGGCTATAAACAATTTGAAATCAGCAATCGCCAACGCATTAATACCTGTATTCAAAAACCTATCACCAATAATTGAAAATATTGTAAAAGGTATAGAATGGTTAGTTGATAAATTCAATAATCTTCCACAACCTATTCAAACTGTAATTACTGTTATTGTAGCATTAGCAGGGGCAATAACTGCAATAGCAGGTGTAGTAGGAATTGTAACTCCAATTATAGGTATATTCTCGAACGGATTCAGTCTCTTATTTGGGGCTATAACAACAGTTACAGGGTTTATTCCTACATTAATAACCGCAATAGGTGGAATTTCACTACCAGTAGTAGCAGTAATAGCAGTAATAACTGCCTTAATAGCAATAGGTGTTGCATTGTATAAGAACTGGGGCACAATTAGAGCAAAAGCTAGTGAAATATGGAAAGCTGTTTCATCAACAGTAAGCAACGCATGGAACACTATGAAAACAGCAGTTACTAATGGATGTTCATATATCTATAATTCTGTTAGCACAAAATTTAATTCAGCTAAAAATACAATTTCAAGCGCAATGAATAATGCTAGAAATACATTGAGTAATTCATGGAATTCTATGAAATCTACAGCATCAAATGCATGTAGTCAAATCTATAATTCCATTAGTACGAAATTCAATTCAGCTAAAAATGCAATTTCAAGTGCCATGAATAGTGCGAAAAGCATTGTTTCCTCTGGGTTAAGCAGAATAAAAGGTTTCTTCAGTAGTTGTCATTTAAGTCTACCAAAGATTAAATTACCTCACTTTAGTGTTCGTGGTAAATTAAGTTTAAATCCTGTAAGTGTGCCAAAAATTTCTGTAAGTTGGTATAAAAAAGGTGGGATAATGACACAACCCACTATATTTGGAATGAATGGTAATACTTTACTTGGTGGAGGAGAAGCCGGAAATGAGGCTGTTCTTCCTATAGATGGATTTTATAATAATTTAAACGATTTCCTTTCTGAAAAATTAAGCAATTCTAATACAACATATAATGTTAATTTCAATTTCTCCGACATAAAAGTCGAAAATAAAGATGATATAGAAAAATTAGCCAAAGCTATTGATGAAAAACTACAAAGATTTGTTAACAGAAAAACTAAAATGACTGGAGGTGTTGTAGTTGGTTAATATGAAACATCAGATATACTTCAACGATATTCCTCTTCCTTCATTCGTTATAGTCAAACAAATAAATACGCAAATATTAGCCGATATAACAAACACAACAGTAAAAAGTAATATTGGCTATAGACATAAAAAAATTGAATTTGGTAGTAAATTAATTACTATTGATTTCAGTCTTGAAAGAGATGGAGTATTATCTAAATTTGAGCAACAACAAGAGTTAATTCAATGGATTAAAGGTGATGACTGGAAAGAAAGCAAATTAATATTACCAGATAATCCAAATTTATATTATATGGCTATTTGTAATAATGGATTTGATTTAGATTATTCAGATATCGAAGGTGAAGGAACTATAGAATTCTTAATATGCGACCCTTATAGATATGGAATACAAAAAATAAATATAAAATTATCTGATATAGATAACTATAATATTAAATTAGGAACAGAATACTCATATCCTAAAATAATATTTGATATAACAAGTGATTGCGAAGAATTAAAACTAACTCTTAAAAACGATAAATATGATAATTACATTAGATTCAAACATAATTTTTTGACTAATGATAAATTGATAATAGATATGAAAACAAAAAAGATAACTTTAAACGGTGAAAATAAAATGAATATATTAACATTAGATAGTAGATATCATATGTTAAACCCAAATGTATTAAACAATAAATACAATCTTGAAATAGGTAATGCAAATATAACTTTAGAACTTCAAGAAGTCTTCATGTAAGGAGGTGATTTCGTGTTATATATTTTTGATAAAGATGAAAATCTATTGGAAATAATAGAAAATTTTTATGATAGCGAAATGAACAGAGAATTGAACGGAGATTGGACTTTTGAATTCAAAATTGATATTAATGAATCGGAAAATATTAAACGTAAAAATAAGGTAGGATTTTATGTTAACGATAAATTCTACCTTTTTTCTATAGAAGAAATTGAGGATACATTTTTCTCAGATGATGAAAAAAGGATATATTGCCATAATGATATATATAATCTTAACGATCATATCATAGAAGAAAAAAGATGTGTAGATTATACAGCAGATAAAACACTAGAAAAAGTATTAGAAGGAAGTAATTATAAGGTCGGAAACATAGATAATTTTGATTCTAATACTTGCAGTTTCTATTACACATCTTCTCTATCAGCTCTAAAAGAAGTTGTTAAGATATACGGTTGTGAATATGATGTAAGAATTGAACTTGATGAAGAAACAAACAGATTGAATAAATATGTGGATTTAGTTTTAAAACTAGGAGTAGAAACTGGATTAAGATTCACATATGACACAAATATAAATTCCATTAAAAGAACGGAAGTTGCTGATAATCACTATAATGTACTCTATGGTAGAGGTTCAAGTTTACCCACAACAGATGAAACTGGAGAAGAAACTGGTGGTTACAGTAGATTAATTGATTTCGCTGATGTAGTTTGGTCGGTAGCAAATGGCGATAAATGTGATAAACCTTCTGGACAAAAATACGTTGAGGACTTAGAAAGTATTGAAAAGTACGGAAGACTAGAAGGAATATATGAAAATAAAGATATAACAGATGTAAATATATTATTAAAAGAAACCTACAATAAATTGCAAGAAACAAAAGAGCCTACAGTAAGCTATGAAATTAACGTTGAAGATCTATCAGATATAGAAGGATTTGAACATTATAATTATAGTTTTGGTGATAGAATTATAATCCTTGACGAGAATTATTCTATTGACTTAGAAAGTAGAATTATTAAAGAAAAAATTGACATTAAAGAAAATGAAAGAACAATTACATTAGGTTATATATTACCATCTCAAAGTACTATAACAGTTAACGGCTCAATTATAGACCCATCAAAAGATAAAGATGAAGATAACACCATAAAAGATGAAGATTTTCCTAACACATTACCAGATCCTCCAGTATTAACTGTAGAAAGAGAAGGGTTTGCGAGTGTATCTCTAGTATGGACTTTTGAAAGTAAACCATATTATTTCTATGAATTATATGCATCACAATCTCAAAATTTCAATCCAACTGAAAATCACCTTATATTTAAAGGTCATGCAAGTTCATTTTTGCATGAAGTTAATTTCAATGAAACTTGGTATTATAGAGTTAGATGTACCAATACACATGGTCAAAGTACGGAATTTTCGAATGAAGTTAGTGCAACAACATATAAAATTAAAGATGGCACACAGATATTTGAAGATTGTGCAATTAAAGAGGCATTAATTGAAAGTTTGAACGCTGATAAAATTACTGCTGGTAAAGTTAAAGGAACTTACATAGATGCTAGAAATCTTACTGTAACAGATGGAAACGGAGATACAACATTAGAAGTAAGTTCCGATGGGGAAATAAGCATCAAAGAAGGATTAATACAAATAAATCAAGATGGAATAGCAGTAAACCACACCAACCAAGAGAATACAGAAATTGCTAAGACAGTAATGGATGAAGAAGGATTTCGCATATTAGATAGAAATGGAAATGAATTAGCGGATATAGGTTCTCAAGGTTCACACTTTGCAAATTTATCTGTAGATGGTGATTTTAGGCACTATCCTACAGCACAAATTATAGACCGCCAACCTAATTGGAACGCAGATTATTATGTAGCAAAAATTGCAACTGGAGATGGCACAGGCAGGGATGAAGAAAACAAAGCAGACAGTCTACAAACTGTATTTGGATATATGAAATCTCAAGGATGTATGTTTTTTAACAAGTTGACTATAAATATAGAGGCAGGTGTTAGAATAAGAGAAAAGATAGTCATCAGAGACTTTCACGGAACACTTATGCAAATAAGTTTAGGCAAAGATGCAGTACTAAGACTTAAAGAGGGAAGTGCTATAGAAGATAATTATTGTAGAATACAATTTTACGGAGATACAAATACAAATATACTAGACGATGATACAACATCTGAAAAAATAAACAAGTTACCATGCATAGAAGTGGAGGGTGATAATGGAATAAGACTTGCAAGTAGTTCTTATGTTCAATTTGGCTGGATGAGACTAAGAGGAAAAGATAATAACAGCTATTTTGCAAATTTATACACAGGAGCTAATTTACACGTGGTATCCTGTGATATTTCAAATGTAAAAGCTACAGCCTATGTAGACTCTACATCTAGGTTTACAATATCTTATTGTAGAGGGAATGTAGAAAAATTAGCTTATGCAGTAGGTGGAGCTATGATATCGAAATCAGTTCAAGTTCCAAAACATATCAATGATAGTGAAATATATTATCCAGCAGTTGACCTATCTGGTGGGTTAGCAGGGCAACTTATACAATATGACACTCTGTTCCAAGACACATACAGTAATGATACTGATACAAATACAATGAGAATCTTTCCTGCGATAAAACAATATACAGAAAGAGAAGGAGAAGGAACAGATGACACGGCTAATCTTCTTAATCTTGTAGGACAAGGAAAATTTAAGGAAGGATACAAGTCTCTACATGGCTATGCAACATTTGCAGAGATGGCTAGTAAAGATACTATAAAAGCTGATACACTTTCTGAATTTGCTGAGTCTAGAGAAAGTTATAAAATTTATATTAGAATGACGAGAGCTGATAATAATACTACTGCTCCAATACCAAGAGTTCGATTCCAACTAGAAAACGGTGAATATACAGCATATTATAAGTTAGACCCATTAACAAGCCCACTAACTGGAGATGGTTCAGGAACACAAATTACAGATTATAATGCAACTGAGGATAGAGAATTACCCGCAGAATTAGCAGATAAATTAGTTAAATTCGGGATTTATAGTATAGAATTCCAAGGAGATACCGTAGAAGAATATCTAATAGTAGACAATATCCGATTAGTTATAAAAGGTGCAGCGAAAAAAGGAGATAGTGGGAGCATAGACACTACAGAAGTGAAAGCAATAGGTAAAATATTAGCCAACGCCCTTAATGTAAGAAAAACTCCTGGGATAAATGGTGAATATGCTGGATTACTTGTAAATGGGGATACAGTAGAAATAGTAGGAGTTGACCTAAATACTGGATGGTACAAGATAAAATACAATGGTGAATATGCTTATATAACAAATAAATCTGAATATGTAGAAATAATCTCTGGTGATCCAAACGGTTCAACTACAGTTCAAAAAGTAGAAGTATTGGCAGAAAATCTTAATGTAAGAAGTGGAGGAAGTACAAGTTATAATTCTATTGGAATTGTAAGCAAAGGATTTGTTGCAGATATATTAGAGACAGATAAGGATACAGGTTGGTATAAAATTAGTTACAATGGTGAATATGGATGGATTACGAATAATACAACTTATGTGAAAGTAATTACTGGAACAGCAACAGTTATCCCAGAATTATATAATGGGGCAAAGGTCGCAGAATTTGCAGAAAGTTATTATAATGCAAGAAATAATTATACATCTGCGAAATCTTGGGACAATGGATTTACTTACGGAGAAACTACTCCTTGTAGTAGCACAGCAAGTGGTGCTATGGGAGCAAATTATAGTATATGGGAAAAGTCTGCCCAAGGGAATTACTGGAAGATGATTGATGATTCTACATTATTATTACTATGTCTTATGGGTTATTCTTATTCAGATTCTCCATATGCAAATCTCGTTAATTTCAACAATTATAGAGCTAATATAATGGCGAAGAATAGTGAATATACAGGGGCTATAGTTCCTACAAGCGGAACAACACTTGCGAGAACTTGTGCAGAAATTGCAAAATTCTTTTCAGATAGAGGACAAACAATTACTGTAAAAACTGATTATAGCAATATTCAAAAAGGGGATTTGATATTCTACGCAGGTAAGACTAGCAGTGGCAATTATATCTATCCAAATAGATGGAAATGTATATCCAACTGTGCTATATGTATAGGTCAAGATACAGATGGAAATGCTCAACTTATTACAGCTATGAGTAACCCTGGAGAGAAACACACAGATGGTTGGTTTGTGGGACTAAAAAAAGACCTTGTAAAAGACTATAATACTAACACAATAGTATTAGTGATACGACCAAGTACAAAAGTAACAAGTGGTGGTTCTTCTTCTAGTGGAGGGACAACAGGAGGTGGTTCTTCTAGTGGAGGAATTACTGTATCGAATATGCGTCAAACAATATGTGATACAGCAATGAAAATAGTCAATATGGGTACTAATCATACTGCTTGGTATTCTCAGTACTGGAGAACAACAAGTCTTAACAGTATGGTAACTATAAAAGGCAAAGTAGAGACAGTAGGAGGAACTACTTATTATCAACCTAGTTTTGTTCAAGTAGGTGTAACTTATGGGTTTGACTGTTCTTCGCTTGTAGGATGTTGTTATGAGAAAGCCGGAATGGGTTATATGAAAGGCTTAACTTGTAGTATGGGTTCATTACAAAGTACTGCAAAAGCACATGGAGCAACATTTTGGAGATATGCAGACAGTGGATTTACGAGGGCGAAACCAGGCGACATTATAATGTTTGCGAACAATGGATACACTGTAACGACAAGCAACATGGCAACAGTGAAGACTCATCATACTGCCATTTATATGGGCAATGGGTATATTGCAGAGGCGAGTGGCTACAAGAAAGGAATAATTTATAGCAAATATAACTTAAATAAACAAGCATTTTTTATAAGACTTCCAGAGCTAGACAGGGCAGATAGTACAAGTTCTAGTGGAGGAACAGTAGTAAAAGAAGAATACAAAAACTGTTTCAATGAACGTGGAACAATCGATGGACACAACTATGTATATAGATTACACGATGCTAGATGTACTTGTTATTCAGCACCAAAGAACAGTGCCACGGGTGCATCTGGACTTGGTTGTTCAATGGGAAAAACAGTTGCAAGTTTGAATATCCCCTATGGTAGCCGTATTTACATACCGGGATTGAAAAATCAAGTATGGATTAATTCAGACGGAACAAAGGTAACTTTAGATGGTATATTCACAGTGACAGATACAGGTCTGGGCTGTTTCGACTTCGATTTGTTTGGAGCGTATACAAGTTCTCAAGCCTTGAAAAATTATCCAAATCCTAAAAGATTTGATGTCTATATTTTATCTTGGGGGACTAGCACAAAACAAACATGGTCATATACAGACAGCTATAAATGGGCTTATAATAGAGGTGTATTATCTAATTATAAAACAGCATTTAAAAATTACATCAGTAATGGTGGAGTTCTAATTAATATGTTGAAATTCTATAATGATGATGCAAATATAAGAAGTAGTACATATTGGAATGTGTTAAATAGTTAGATTATGAAAACAAATATATTTTATTATATATACAAATTGAAATCAGAAATAATTCGATAAATACGATATATTTTATTTAATAGGTGCTTAAAACATGGAATGAAATAGACTCTAATTTTACCATGTTTATATCGAAAAATATAGGATATTTTAAAGAAAGTACAAAATTCCAAGTTTTAAGTACCTCTATAGATTCTTATATAGAATTAAGTTACGAACATTTCATAATAGTTAGGTGGTGATAACATGAAAGATTATACTATTCAATGTGATTTGAAACAAGAAAAATTTCAAAATATAAAATTAGTACAGGGAGATTCGGGAAATGTAATAAAAATAAATGTATTTGAAAACGGACAACCTGTTGATTTGACTAATTGTGATATATTAGCAAAATATAAAAGAGCTGACGGATATATTTGCAACGGAGATACTCAAAATAAATCTGACAATCACTTTGAGGCTATAATGAGTGAAAAAATAACAGGAGTAGCAGGAGTATTACAAATGCTATTTGAAATAACACAAGGCGATATAAAAGTAAGTACATTTATTATTCCTGTTGATATTGATGAATCAATAGGAGATATTTCTCAAAATCCACCTGTAGTAGAACCTCCAGAAGGAACGACTTATTTAGCTTATAGAGAAATATCATCAGAAATAGGTTCAATACCAGATTAATATATACCCTCACAATCTAATCGACTGTGGGGGTATTTTTTTATATCAATACCTCTTTATTTTTGTTGCCCTTTTGTTGCCCTATTAAAATCTATAATTTCTAGCTAAATCACAAAAATCATCTTCTAAAAAAGTCCCATTAAAAAGAATAGACCCTATAGAAGTACATATATTTGATTTATTCTCTTTATTATTCCAAGTTAATTTGTGGTTAAATACTTCTTCGGACATCTTTTGAAGGTCCATGCCCATAGCTTCCATAGAATATCTCATCTAAAATTAAGCTATTTCAATGATTGAATTATAGTTGTTGTCTTTTTGTTGTCTTTAGAATATTTTATTTAAGATTTCAACAGTTTTATCTTTTTGTTTCTTACTTAATTCCACATATATATTATATGTTATGTCTGTAGAAGAATGTCCTAATCTATAAGAAACATCTTTTATACTGGCACCTGCTTCTATTAACATTGTAGCATGAAGATGTCTCACAGCATGACAATGAAAATTGCATACATTTTTTCTAATCATTACAGTAGCATCATGCATTCTTTCCTTGTTAAGTACAACATTAATATCCTTCCCCGTACAAACATGATTATGAGTTGCCTTGCTCAAATCATAGTCAGCTTTTTTATCTAAAAGAATTTCGCATAATGCATCTCCCATAGAAATATCTCTAATTGAGGATTTTGTTTTTAAGGGTGCTAATTGATACTTACCATTAAGTACATGATATTGTTTTCTAACGTAAATCATTTTATTATCAAAATCAATGTTATCCCACGTTAAACCACATACCTCTGATATTCTCATTCCTGTATAATACATTATTTGAATTGGTAGCAAATAATGAGGATATTTCTTTAGATACTCAAATATATTATCCATATTTTCTCTAGTAAGAACAACTTTTTCTCTAGCATCCACATATCTAATATTTTTAAAAGTTAAATCTTGCATTGGATTCGAGAATATAAATTGTTTTGGAAATATCGCAAACTTTAGAGAGCTACTTAAAAAACTTCTTATATTATCACAATGATTTTTAGAATATTTTTTACTTAAATCAATAATAAAATTATAAATTAGGTTAGTATCAATGTCTTTTAGCTTATAATCACCCAAATAAGGAACAATGTGTAATTTAATGTAGTCCCTATATGTCTGTTGAGTTCTAGGAGAACAATTATTTACAACATATTCTTCAAAAAATATTTTTAGAAAATCACTAAAAAAAATATCCGAAGCTTTCTTAATTTGATTAGTTTTGTTATATTTAGATTGTAATTCAGCTAGAGCTATTTCACATTCCTTTTTAGTTTTAAATCCTCCTTTTGAAATTCTCTTTCTCTTTCCATTAATAATACCTAGATTCAAAGTATATTGCCATGTATTTCCTCTTTTTGTTATTGCCATATTATCAACTCCTTTCCGATTAAAGAAGTATTGATATATATATATTATAACCTAATATTACTGTAATAACCTATAGGTAATATAGACATAGACCCCATATGTAATATAGCAATATAGGGGTATAGGTAATGTAATAATAGTGGGGTAGGGGTAAAAGTGTAGTACTACAAATACTATAATTACAATTACTAATATTACAAATACTATATACAAAAGAAAAAAGAGACCTCTAAGCCTCTTTATCTATTATTTTTCTCGTTAATATCCTTTTTAATTAGATTTACAATGTAATTAGTCATAGTCCTATTATCTGATTGAGCTAGTTCTTGTAATCTATTTTTTGTCTCATAATCAATGGTTATCACAATTCTTGTATTTTTGCTCTTATCTATAGCCATTAATATAACACCTCCATACAAAAATTATAACATATATTGTAAATCTTGTTGTATAAAAGTGAAACTTGTACTACTATTATACATATAAGTGATAGCACTTTATGAACAAGTGATTACAGGGTGTTAAAACATTTACAGGGGGTGTAAGTTGTGAGTAAAGGGTATACATTGATTTCAAATACAATCTTTGAGGATAATAATTTATCACATTCAGAATTTCGAGTCCTAACTTTTCTTATCAGAATGTACAATACACAATTAGGATATAGCTATCCTTCCAGAAATACGATTATAGAGAAATGTCATCTAAGCGAAAAAACACTTAATAAAGTCTTGAATGATTTAGAATCTAAAGGTTATATAACTAGGTCTAAACAAACAACATCTACAGGTTGGAATAATATCTATTTCATTCACAGACATATAGTGAGAAAAGATAAAACTTTTATTCCTTCAAAGGAAAAAAGTAATGTAAAACCTTTGACCAGATATCATAATAGTTTCAATGAGCATTATAAAAATTATGACCCAGATGAGTTAGAAAAAAAATTATTAAAAATACAGGAAGAAAAAAGAAAGAGAGCTATTGTGAACATAGGATAAAACATACTACAACAATATTGAAAGCTCTTAGAAGGGCTTTGAGGAGGTGAAAAGATATGACTATGACAATAAAACTTTTACATATAATAGCAAATATAAATCCAGACATGACTTTTCAAGAATTAGTTCACGATCTAGATTTAGAAGAAGAAAAAGTAATAATAAAGAAATCGAATATAATTTTAGCAGAATAGAAGGGATTATGTATAACTGGAGAGAAAAAGATATAAAAGATATGTCTTATGAAGCTGAAAGCATTACCTTTGCGTCAAAAGAAATACAAAAAAAGACAAAATTATAATGAATAAAACATAAGGAGGAAATAATTATGAATAAAAAATTATCAGTACTAATATTAACAGGAATGTTATTAATATCTATGATAGGTTGTAAAAATGTTGAACTTGATTCTGTGTCAGAAAATACAACTCAACAAATGGATGATGAAACAAAGGATAAACAAAAACAACAACTGGTAGAAATAGCATATTATTTAACCAAAAATAAGGTTGATGAAATATTCTATGGAAAAGATTACAGTTATAAAATGGAAAAAGATGGTTTAGTATTAACTAACTATTTCCAACATGATGAGATATCCAATGCTATATATACTGATAAATGGGATAATCTGTGTGATTCATTAAAAGAAACGTCTAGTACCTTAAAAGAATACTTAAACGACAAAGGTTATACTAATGTTAGCTTTACAATTCAAATTTGTGACGCAAAGGATAGGGAGGGAACTTGTTATTTGATAATAAAAGATGGTGAAATTGTATTTAACATGGCAGATAACATGAAGTAATAAGGGAATTGAAATGATGACAAATAATATTAATTAATAGGCTAGATTTTATTCTAGTCTATTCTTTTATAGTTCAAAGAGATTTTACAGATTGGATAAAACAACAATTAAATTCGGTAGATGCTACTGAAAAAGACTTTTCCCTTTTAAAAGGGAAAACCACAACGTTGTGGTGGTTGAATACCCAAGCTATTTTGGGTTATAAATAATATATTAATACCGTGTTATATTGTAAATGGAATAGTTCACCGAATATATGTAAAGGAGAATATAAACTTTGTAGTAAGTGCAATGAAGTTAAATTAACAAATAAATTTAATAAAAATGGTAAACAAGGACTAATGCCTATGTGTAAAAAATGCCGATAAAAATAATATATTTTAAACGTATTGCAAAATATCCTAATTTTTTCCTAGTATGTATAGCATATATTATGTAAGGCTAAAAAGCCTATAATATTTGTTATTTTAATCATCGAAAAAATAAGGTAGTTTTTTCCTAGTTAGTTCACCTATATTTATGTAAGGTGTTAATAGATAGCATTAACTAAGTGTGCAAAATATTACCTTTTTTTTCTACTTTCTCTAGCATATATTATGTAAGGGTTAATAAGTGTTCCAAAATATGCTATTTTTTCCTCTGGAAGTGTAGCATATATTATGAAGGGGTTAATAGATAGCATTAACGACTCTTCTATTTTTTTTGGTCATATAGTTTTTACGTAATATTTACTATATTATTTAAAATATTAGAAAGGAGTGATATATATGTTTGTGTACGCACAAAAAACAATAAAAACAAAGAATCCATTAAAAAGTAAATGGAGATTCATGCTGGCAGAAAGATATTATGCAGATGGAAAAGTGAATAGCCACTCCATTAAGATTATTACTTTCTCATTCTATGACTTGACGAATAATTCTTTTGAGGAATTATTAAAAGAAGTAAGAGAAGCACTGATTGAAAAAGATGTTAGTTCAGAAGAGAATCTATCGATGGTAGCAGAAAAATTAAAACCCATATATAACGAACAAAATTATATCAAAAGAGAAATGTTGAAAATAATTGATACAAAAAATAAAAGTTTAGATCAAGAAATAAAAGATATGATGTATCAAATGATTACTGATGAGAATTTTAATTCATAGGTAATTTTTAATTATATTATGTTAATACATAAATAAATAAAATGAAAGGTGGTAGTTACTGATGAAAAGAGGAAGAAATCAAAATGAAGTCTATATATATGATTTAAACAAAATTAATTTTTATCTTGAACATGGAATCAAGCCTAAAAGAATAGGTATTCACGACAAAACTAATTGTCCTTATCTAGTATTTGATTACTACGAAACGCAAGAGGTATATAAATTATGGTGTAATAGATGGGATGAAATGCACAAATAGTTAAGTAATAAATTAAGGAGGCAGTTAAAATGATTAAGTACAAAAAATTAAATATAAATTATGTTAGTGATGTTATAGGAAATGAATATAAAAAATGGAGATGTGGCGATGTAATCAAAATTAAAACTCAAACTGGTACAGGCAAAACTTATTTCGTTAAAAATATATTAATACCCTATGTTGATGAATTAAATGATTTGAAAATTACAGAAGAAATGAAAATTCTACTATTAACTAACAGAGTTGGATTATCAAGACAGACAAAGAAAGACTTATTGGTTAAATATAAAATGGAAATCCCAACTAAAGAATCTGAATTAGATGAAATTAAAAAAATTAAATCTACTACAGTTATGAGTTATCAAGCATTAAATGAAATGTTAATGTATGATATTGATTATAACTTAGAAATCTATGATTATATTATTTGCGATGAAATACAGTATATATTCGATGATTCATGGACAGGACAAACGGAAAAAATATTCAAAGAGCTTATAAGAAAAGAAAATAATAAATCAATCAGAATATTCATGAGTGCTACAATGAGACAATTAGATAATACAATCAATATTGCAAGTAAAAATAGAGTATTTGATTATGATACAAATAGAGATTACTCTTATTTGCTTCCACATTCATACAGCAAACAAGAACAAATAATAGACAGGATAATAGAAGACGAAAGTAAAGATAAATGGATTATATTTGTTTCTAGTATTACAAAAGGTAATGAATTATTGAAACAACTTAAAAGGCTTGGAATAAGTGCAGTATTCACTTATAGTGGTTGCAAAAATAAAGAATCAAAACAAGAATACAATAACATAGTGATGAATGAAAAATTCAAATGCAAAGTATTGATTACTACTAAATTGTTAGATAATGGCATTAATATAATAGATGATAAAGTTAAAAATATAGTTGTTAATTCATGGGAAGAGGTTAATCTACTTCAATCTGTTGGTAGAGTTAGATTCAAAGATATCAAAAATGCTTATAAAATAAACTTATTTTTAGATAAAAAAAATAAGAAACAGTTTATTGCAAAATTTAAAAGTATTGAAAAAGAATTAAGCTACTTTGAATTACTTATAAGTGATAAAAAAGAATTTACTCTTAAATATAGAAATAAATTAAATCAATTGCCCAATGGAATACACATAAAAAATGGTGAATTTGTTTTTGATAAAATTACATATGCGAATTTACTAAAAAAGAAAAATGAATTTACAAAATTTGCAAATAATTTAAACCCAGAGCAATTCATAGAAACACAATTATCATGGTTGGGATTAAAAACTAAAGTAATTGATTTAGATGCAATTCAAGAACAACAGAACAAAGACAAAATAAAAGATTATATTGAATCATTAATAGACAAGCCTTTGGATAAACAACAACAAGAAGAATTAATCAAAATAATAGGATTAAAAGATAATAGAAATAGATTACAAAAAAGTTATAGTACAATCAATGCTTATTTAGAAGCTAATTACAATTTACATATTGAAAAAAGTAGAATTCAAATAAATAAAGAAAGAAATAGAGTATGGATAATAAAAAATATTAATTAAAATTTTATTTATGCGTATATTATACAATTTCAAAGTGGCCAAAACTTGGAATTAAGAAATATCATATATTTTTCGATGTATAAGTACAATTTGAAGTGGCCAAAACTTGGAATTTGTAATATATATAAATTAGATTTTTATTTATTTAATTTTATTTATTTTTATTATTTATGCGTATATTATACAATTTCAAAGTGCCATTTTTTTGGAATTAACAAATAATGCGTATTTTTCAATGTAAAAGTACAATTTGAAGTGCCATTTTTTTGGAATTTGTAATATATATAATATTTGTTTTTATTTATTTAATTTTATTTATTTAATTTTATTTATTTTTATTTATTTAATTTTATTTATTTTTATTTATTGCACTTGCAGTGGGCTATTCCTCAAGAATTAACATAAACCATTAATTCTTTCGTCACACTTGTTCATTTATTCATTACATTCATAAATTCAAAGTGACACAAATAATATTTCATACGTAATTTTTGGACTAAGAATTGTTAATACGGTAGTATAGGAGGTTGTTTCGTTAAGTAACATCCAAAGTAACATCTGAATACAGCATATAAAGTAGTGATGATATGTATAACACAGAATAGTCAAAATATCCAATAGGATGGATTTTAAGAGGTTTTAATATATTCAATGATTAAATTATTATGAGAGATAATTTCCCCTTTGATAAGGGGAAGAAGGAATAATAATTTGGTTTTTAATTATTATGACGACCAAAGGGATAGATAAGGTTTAAAACAAATAAAATATGTGACCACCAAACTTTAGTGTCGGATATTTAACGTGTGTATGATACGCAAACAAATACGTTTGGCAAATCTGTTTTCGTCTTTGAAGACAGAAAGTTATCATTGTCATGGGTGAGAACCACAACATTATGATAAGTGATGGGAAAATAGAATAAGCAATGTTACTTAAAGTAACATTAACTTTAGTACAATGAATTATCTCAAGAATTATTAGAACGAATTATCCTCGAAGCAAGCTTATTCGCTTTAAAACGAGAAAGTCTAAATTGCAATGGTTGACTACTAAAATTATAGGAGTTCATTTTAACGGTACTCCAAACTTTGTAATGATAATGTGAGAGTAGAGGTTTTCGCTTCGCCTTTAAAGGGGAACTCAATCCTAATATAGAATTTAGTTAAATTTCAACTCGTACCAAAAAGTACAAGTTCACATTCAATGGAGTTTCTCCATTCACTTTTACAAATTCACAGATGGTATTCCCTTTTAAAAGGGAAAAGGAATCGCCAAAATAAAAATAATTTTAATTCATAGGTAATTTTTAGTGAATCAATGTTAATACGGTAATATAAGGAGGATACTATGGATAAATTAGAATTTCTAAGCGATGAATATTTGATGGAAATATATGAATTTATAAAAAATGCTTTTAAAGAAATAACAAATAAAATCAGGAGTATAATTAATCAACCAGAGATACATTTGTTATTTAAAATAGCTACAGATAAAGAATTAAATCATTATTCCTATATGTATGAAAGAGTTAAAACTAAAAGATTAAAGAAAAAATATAAAAATAAATTCGACAAAAGATTAAATGAAATAAAGAGAAAAATATTAAAAAAATTATAAATCATAGGTAATTTTTATGATGCTAATGTTAATTAAATAATATAAGGTGGTGATAAAAATGACTTAGATTTAAAAACTGGTGGATAAAGAATTTAAAGGTTACAAAATAAAATAATTAAATAATATAAATGGAGGTAATAGTATGAGTAATTATATAAAAGGAAATTTAGAAATAAAAGGGAGAAAAGAAGATGTTAAAAAATTCTTATTAGAAGGGTTAGAAGACGTAGAAATAATAAAAGATGATAATCATGAATTTATAATAGAACCAAAGAATAATATTTTCTTTATGAAAAATACAAAAGGTATGATTGACCAAGATGTAATTAAAGCAAATATCAATTCTTGGGGCAATGAAGAAAATATTATCACATTATTTTATAGAAGAAGAAATCATTTAGATGCTAATGAATTACAAGAGATTTCAGATAAATATAATTTAGATTTAAAAATTAAAGCAGAAGAATATCTAGCTTGTTTCAAACAAGAAATTGAGATTGTAAAAGGGGAAATAATAAAAAATATAGCATATGACTGGGATAGACGACCACATTTAAAATATGATGAGTTTAAAGTTTTAGGTGTAGATGATGGAGTTACTTGGATTGAACCTGTATTTTATCAAGAGTAGCCGAATTGAAAATAAAATAATTAAATAATATAAAAGGAGATTGGTAATATGAAAGTGTTAGAATTATTTGCAGGGACTAGAAGTGTTAGCAAACAATTTGAAAGGAAAGGACATGAAGTGTATACAATAGAATGGGACAAATCACATCCTAATATAGATTGGTATGCTGATATAGGAACTATAACGACACAAGATATCATAGATAGATTTGGTGTACCAGACGTGATATGGGTTAGTCCCGATTGTACATCATATAGCATAGCAGGAATATCACACCACAGAATTAAGGAAGAAAATGCTAATTTAGCACCTAAAAGTGATTATGCAAAGTTTTGTGATAAAGTTAATCAGCATGTATTAGATATAATTAGAGAATTATTAGAATTAAATCCTAAATTGATATATTTCATAGAGAATCCACGAGGTGGAATGAGAAAAATGAACTTTATGAAGGATTTGCCAAGATATACAGTTACTTATTGTAAATATATGACCGATAGACCATTCGAAGAAAGAAGGATGAAGCCGACTGACATATGGACGAATCATCCGAATCCTAATTTTATACCTATGTGTAAAAACGGTGACCCATGTCATGTACCTGCACCTAGAGGAAGTAGAACGGGAACTCAAGGACTTAAAAACGCAAAAGAAAGAAGTATAATTCCTGAATTATTATGTAAGCATATAGTTGATATTTGTGAAGAGTATTATGATTCATTAATATCAAAAGAGATAGATAAGAATTAATTAGAAGGTTATTATTTATTTGTTATTAATTTCTTAGTATATGGTATTCACTTTCATAATAAGATAAATATGCATGTGAAGAAAAAGGTGAGAAAATAAAATAGAAAAAATTGGAGGTAATTAAGGTGAATTCAATAGAAATAATAGAAAATAGGAGTAATCAAGACGAAATACATATATACACAGATAACATATATGAAGAAGAAAGACCTAAAGACAAACTAAAAATTGATATTAATTGTGATGATGTTGATGCTATATGTAGTGTTGATATATTCAATTATTTGGCAGGGTGCAGAAATACACCTTGCTTTTTTTTATATAATAATTTTATGAAGTTGGTCAAATCGACAATAGATAGGAAGCTAAGAAAATACAAGTATATTGTTTATGATGATGAAGACAACGTTAAAGTTGAAATGGAAAGCTATTTTTTATCAAAAAAAGAGACTGTAGCAGTTATAACGGAATATAGAAAAAAGTATTCAGATAATGGTGAATTAACATTAAAGGAGGTATTATAGTATGAAATACATGAAAACAAAAGAGAGAAAGAAATTAAAGAAAATTAAACCTAAAAAATTCAAGATTCTAAATACAGTTAAAGGATTTGAGGATTTTGATAAAAATTATGTAGTAACAAGTAATGGTGAAGTATGGAACAGGTACACAGGTAAGATGCTTAACAAGAAAAAGAACAATAATAATGACTATGAAAGAGTGACATTGTATGATAGATATGGTAACGCAAGATATTATACTCTTCATTTTTTAGTTGCTATGGCTTATATACCTAATCCAGAGAATTATCCTGAGATTGACCATATAAACAGAAATAAAAAAGATAATAATGTTGAAAACTTGAGATGGATTAATCGAAGTAAAAATAGGGTTTTTAAATATGATAAGGTTAAAACTACAATCCTAGATCTAAATACTTTAGAAATATGGAACTTTAACAGTATTAGTGAGGCTAGTAATGCATTAGATGTATCATATGATTTGTTATATAGGATTAGGTTATCTGAAAATCAGTTATTCGATGGATATCATGTTTGGTTTTATTAAATAAATTTAAGGAGGGTGTTTAATATGAAAATAGAAAATATATTAGTTGCAAATGATGTTGATGAATTTATAGAGTTATTATTTGAAGAAGTGTTTGAAGTTAGAACGCAGCAATATTATAAAGGCGAATTATATGAAGGGTTTAATATTCAATTACCTAAAATTAAAAAGAGTAATTTTAAAGAAATGAATGGGATATTCAAAGTATTTTATATGGCAGAAAGTAAGGCAAAGAAAATATTCTTAGGCGATAATAATAAATATGATTATGAAAATTATAGACAGCAGAGTAGGGAATTTGTATTTGAAGGATTATATAGCATATTACATGGTGAACACAATCATAAACTAGAGAAAGATTTACAAATTAATTCTGTTATAGATATAAAAAAGATAATAACAGATAAGAAGTTAAACGGTAAATTTATTAATTACCTATTAACTTTTGCAGAGTTGAAATTGAAACACTTATCTCAAAGTAAGTCGAATCCAGACTTTTATTTTGACCCAAGAGAAGGTTATAAGCCTATTTATTATAATTACATAGATAGTGAGGAAGAAAATATACAGATAGAAGATAATGAAGAAGAGAATAAGAATGGTGAAATTACCGATTATTTCTTCACTAATATATTTCCGAGTTTATCAGATAATCAACAAAAGTTTATCAGTAAGGCATTGGAATACGGGATATGTAATCAAGAAATAAGAGATAGAAGGAATAGACTATTATATAATGTAGATGCAGTCAAGAATTACAAAAGAAACATTAGGAAAAGAGTTAGCAAAATTATCAAAGAAGATAAGAATATAAAAAATAAGAATGGAAGATTCATAATAATTAAATAAATACTTATTTTTAAGGGGTGAGGTTATGGAAGAGTTTAAATGTGAAAATCTAACTTATTTAGGTTGTAAAAGAATGGATACAGCTAAAGAATTAATGGCATCAAATAATGATGGTATATGTACAAATATATGTTGTAATAATTGTGATAAATTCACAGATTGTGCTTATAAATGTCAACAAGCGAATAAATCTAATCAATATAGACTTAATAATTCTATAAGTGAAGAATTAAAACAAGAATTACTACTTGGTATTAAGTGTTATAACTGCCAAAAGGAAATAAACCAACAAGGACATATGCTTAATATATTAAGTGAAGAGACTGATTCTGTATGGTTATGTGACGAATGTTATAATTATGTATGTGGGAATATCAAAGAAGATTCATAATAGTTAAATAATTTGACACTACTGTAAAGATATAAAAAAAATATATACCGATAAAATCGTATTATATCAACAAGTAAAAGTTTGACGTGTACACTTAGTTAATATACATATAGTGAGTCACACAGGAGGGCAGTGGCTCAACCTCATAAGTTTATTAAAATTAATTATTTTATTTTATAACTTTACCTTTGTTTATATGTTAACCGTACATATAGATACCTCTATTTTTTTTATTTTTCCAATCTTCCACCCTTCTTATAACCATCACCTAATATTTTGGGTGGTGGTTTTTTTTATGTATTTTTACTGATAGTGATTATCGTTTATATAGATATATACTGTAAAAGGAGGTGATAATCATGTTCATAGAGAAAAAACACAAAGATGCTATTGATTTGTATCTTTCTGATATGAGTGTTGCTCAAATATGTAAAACTCTCGGAATAAGTAGGACAACATTCTATAACTGGATGCGAGACCCAGATTTCAAAGAAGAATTACAAAAAAGAAAGAAACAAATCAAAGATGAGATTGATGTTGATATGACCAAGAAATCTAAATTATATCTTAGTAAGATTGAAGAAATTGCTTTAAACAGCAAGAGCGATGCGACTAGATTGAAAGCATTACAGTATTTATTAGATCATGTTTTAGATAAAGCAGAAGACAAGGAAAAAAATAAGGAAATATCATGGGAAGATTTCAAAAAAAAAGTAGTTAATAAATAGGAGTGATTATATGGATATCTTAGAAATATTCACTAATTTCGGATTTAGTGGGATATTGATAGTTGTGTTCTGGATTCTATTCAAAGAAATGTTGGAAGAAACAAAAGAGAATAGAAGCTTGTACCAAAAAACTGTTAAAGAATTTAATGAAACAGTTTTAAACTTTAATTTAACTATTAAAGAAATATCCAATGAAGTTAAGAATACTAATGATAGGATTGACGGGATTCAACTAGATTTAAATTTAATTAAAGGCGATAATCAAGAGATTAAAAATAAAATTGATGGTTTGAAACATGATTAAGAAAAAAATGACCCTCTAATTTCAATTCTAAGAGATTATAAAATGTTCGGCTAGTAATTAATCCTATGATATATAAATATTGTTAGAATTGATTTTAGAGGGTGTGTATGACTCTATTATATTGTTACTGTTATATTGTTACTCTATTATATTGTTACTCTATTATACTTGCTATTGAGCATACACGGTTATGGACTATGTCATCATACCACATAGCGAGTCATCATACCTCTTTGAAAAAGTACGATTAAGTATGA